TATAGATCCAACTGGTCAAATCCGATGGTGGAATCCAGGAATTTCGAGATTTTCTTTTTTCAGAGAATCCTCTTCCATCGGCTGTTCTAGAATCATCCTTAGAATAAGCCCAACCAATTTTTATAATTTCTTGTATTTCAGTTGGACTAAAAACATTCTCAATATATCTGTATTCTTCCAATGCATCATTTTTCAATGACCAATGGGAGTAAGTTCTTAAGTTATATTCAGCAGCGGTAGAGAAATCAATCTCTGGTAATAACAAATTTTCCATAGTTCACCATAATCAAATTATTAAGTTATAACCCACCCATCAACATCACCAAGAAAAGTAAGACGAAGTGATATAAAAGGTAAGTCACAAATAAGAGGTTCATCAAGACCCATTATTCTGTGACCATTACCACGTATATTTATCTTGGTCAAAGCCTCGTGTGACAGTTTACTTAATGCTGTAGTTTGTTCATAAAATAGACTAACCCAATCAAATAACTGTATATCTTTAGGTAAGATTAAATCAGTATTATAAGGTATATACTCTAAAGAATATACAGTATTTGGTGCTTTCAAGTAAACGGATCCATCCGAGAAATGGAAATTTGGGCAGGAGATGAATCCGTTTAGTTGTTGTACATCGGATAGTAATCTTTTCTTTGCTTTAGAAAATTTAGCTTGTTTAGTATAGTCAGGTCTATCAGTACTAAATTCTTTAAAGTTATAATCTTCTTTTTTAAGAAGAGTAGTTCCAAACATTAAGTCACCCACCATTCAATACCGGCAACACCATTACCTCCTGGCGCAGCAGAGCCAGTTGGTCCACCCCCTGCACCACCACCACCACCTCTACCACCAGCACCCGTAGTGCTTGTAATCGCCGGCCCGGTCCGGGCTGCACCACCGCCGCCCATAAACCCGCCATCACCACCACTTCCAGGATTAAGTAATGCTGGAGTTATAATACCACCTGCACCACCACCACCACCAGATCCACCAGTTCCACCAAACCCCGCAAGATCAGATGCTGTATTAGAACTAGAACCACCGCCGCCACCACCACCAGCAGCACCAAAAAATGTTTTTAATTGTGAAAAATTACCTCTTGAATTATATTGAAGAATATAACCTGATTCACCTGGTTCACCATGTGACACTATTGAAGCAGTGCCTGATGAAATATAATCAGTGCCGCCATTTCCACCTTTACCTGCTAAACCTGCTAAACCACCTCTACGTGTACCACCGCCAGATCCTCCACCGCTACCTCCAGCGCCACCCGCACCAAGAAAATTACCAGAAGTTGCAGCATTACCACCGGGACTATAAAGACCGCCGGCACCACCCCCACCATAATAATTTATTGTTGCGCTATTTGTTCCTGAGCCTCCATTAGTATTAATAATACCACCACTTGAAGAACCACCCCCTGTATTACCTGGTGAACCACCATTACCAGCAATTGTTCCTAGTGGTATTCCAGTAATGGTAGTATTACTTGCATTACCAATTGCTGTATTAGTACCAATATTTGCAACACCGCCAGTACCAACTGTTACTGTTGCTGTAAATGGTGCTGGAACTGTAATTGTTCCATCATTATATGAAAATCCCCCACCAGAACCACTTGAAACCACAACAACTGGTGCTGGAGTGCTTCCAGCAACACCACCAGAACCACCACCAAGTGCTGCATATGCAATATAAACCGCAGAGGAAGGCACAGTTACAGTACCTGAACTGTCAAATAAACGAAAATTACCTACATTGGTTGTACCAATTGAAGGATTAAAAAATTGACTAAGAGTGCTCATCTATAACTTATACCTTTTAACTAAAGACCCAACCGAGAGTGGAATCCACATATGTCAATTTAAGAGCAATATATGCTCTATCAAGAGAAAGATCACTTGACAATCCCATAATATTGCTTGAATTTCTACCAATAGAACAATTAAAATTACCTGCTACTTCTGATACACCAACTTCATCACCGACACTAGGAGAAGCTGGTAAAGTAAGTTTAATAGCTGCTGCATTTAGATAATAATTAGTTCCCGCCACTGCAGTTGTATTTGCAGTTATAACTGATGTACTTGGTTTAATTTTACTCCAGTAAACACTAGTTCCGTTAGAAAATAATGCGTCGCCATTAGTACCAACACTACCGTTTGCATTTAAACCACCACCAGTACCTATTGTTAAAGTACCAGAAGTATTTATGGTATTTGCTGTTATATTCCAACGTTGAGTTGATCCACCAAGTGCTGTTCCGCTAGAATTTGTTGCGGGATAAACACCAGACGTATTAGTTGTAACACCAGAAGTTGTCAAACTTGCAGCATTAACAGTACCAGTGGTATATACACCAGAAGTATTGGATATAAAACTAGAACCAATTATATAAGAAGCAGAATTAATTACAGTAGAATTTACTGTAACCGTTCCAACAGTCAGTGTATTTGATAATTTATTAAATGTAAGACCTGATGAACCACCAAATGCACTACTATCATTAAACTGCACCTGCGTATTTGAACCATTTGGTGTTACTGCAACAACCGCAGCCCATTGTCCATTTGCATTTAGATAGTAATTATTTGCAGCATATTGTGCAGAATTAGGCGATGCAAAAACATATGATACAGTAGAATTACTTAATGCTAGTGATGTAGAATTAATTACAGCATTTACAGTAGAATTACCGACTGTAATGGAATTATTTACAATAACATTTGCATTAAATACTGGTGTTGCAGTAGAATTCCATACAACAGCATTAGCAAATGTAACAGCATTGGCAAAAGTTGTATTACCAGTTATTGAAATAGTATTAGCGGTAATATTAATAATATTAACGTTAACAGTCAATACTGATTCACTAGTGTTTGCAGTAAGTGTCATCAAATTTGAAGTACTGTATTTAAATGCAGCATTTGATACTACATTTAATACTCCGTTGGATGATACATTACCACCACTTAATCCATTAGCCACATAAAGGTAATTTGCACCAAAATATCCATTTACGTAACCATTACCAGTGGATAAAGAACCACCAGATGATGTATCAACAGTTACAGTATTTTGTGAAACTATATTAGCTAATCTATTAGTAGTAGATAACCAAGCACCGAATGATTGGCTATTAGCTATCGTTGTGACTGTTATAGTCATTTATTCTGTCCTACTAATGATCTTAAAAGATTTTTAATTTCATTGATGTCTTTTTTGAGTTCCTCATGTTCGATAAGCATTGTATCTATTTGAGTTTCCCTTTTTCTTTTCATTTTATATGACTTAAGAGAGTTATTATCTGTATTTAGGATAGCCAAAGAATCAGTATCTCTAACTAATTCTTCAGCTTCCTTTACTTTTACATACTTCATTTATTTAAAACATCTCATTTTGTTTAGATTTTTTATTAAATTTTGATCTACCTCTTATGAAACCATCTGGTATAACTTCATCTAAAGAAAACATTTTACATTCATTAGTTTCTGGTTTATAATAATATTTTTTATTTTGATGTTTTTTCTTTTCTTTTTCAAATAATTTATACTTTATTTTTTCTTCTTCTGTAAGTTTTTTACCTTTATTGTGTGGGATTTTCCCTTTCATCATTTTAGAATGATGATCTTTTTGTTCTTGAGTTCTGTAAGTTCCACGCAACTTACTTGGTCTACCTCTATTTTTTGAAGCAACCTTTTCAGAAACTTCTTTTCTTTTCATAGGATTTTTATCTCCTATTTTTTGTTCACTCAATTTTTTTCTTTTATCTTCATTTTCTAATTGTTTTTTAATTTTATTTATTACATCATCATATTTATTTGAACTTGACCAATGATTGTGTTTTCTATTATTCAGATTGTAATATTTTTTAGATATTTCATTATCTTTAATCATACATAGCCATTTATATTCTTCATCTATAAGATCAAATCTATTACTATAAATTCTAGATAAAATCTTTCTTTTAAAATCATTAGGTCTATGTTTGTATGCTTGACGCATCCATGATGAACTGCAAATATAACCATCATCCTCATAACCCCAATGACAACCAATATAATATCTATTATGTTTTCTATCACGCCAAATATAGACAAATCCGTATTTTTCTTTCATGTGTAAATACCTCTTTACATTTACACATGTATTTATAAAAGTATACATTTTATACCTGTAATGCAATTGCTCTCATGACAGAAACACGTGGCACTATATGTGACCCTTCATCCGAAGTCATGGCTATTTTAATAGAAAATGTCTTATAGCTATGATAATGGGCACCGGATTTAGTATAATATGAAATTGTATTAGATTCATATCTATCTTTGAATGCAGTTTGCGGAACATAATAAAGTGTTCCAGTATTTGCAGAAGAAATAGCGGTCACAGTTGTTACAGTGCTTGATCCAGTATTTGATAGTTGAATTGCAGTTGTATTAGCAGAATAGATATTGTAAAATCCATTTGCTATACCTGTTGCAACAGACACACCAATGAAATATACTAGATCACCAGGATTGAGTGGCGTTGTATTAGAAATTGATATAACATTATTAGAACCAACGGCAGTATTTGCAAATGTTCCATAAATTGAATAATCACCCATTGCAGTAGTTGATGCTGCATTAACTGAATATCTAAATGGCACATCATATATGAATTCTTTAAAGTCATTTCTATCAATTCTGCTGCTTATAACTGATGCAGCGGTATTTTGACTTAATGGTGTCCATGTTTTATTATCAATAGTTTCACCATCATCACTATTTAATATTTTAGTATATACAGTTATATTGGTGTTCGCAGGTTTATATGCGGATAGATAAACTTGTAAATCTTCAGCATCTTGCCCTTCTGCAAGTACAACTCTCTTTGATATATACTTTGCAGATGTTGTACCACCGCTTGAAGATGTTTCACTTGCTAGTGATGCTGTATTAGAAATTACATTCTTGATTGCAAGTATATTTGATTTGATATCATCAAATACAGGAGACAATCTAACATTTGTGGTAGTAAGAGGAACTGAAAGTACAAGACTCTTAGCGCCACCGTTCTGTAATTCAAGAGAACGTGACATAATAGTTCTTTCTTTATCAGTAAAGAACGCTTCAATATCAGAAGACACATCTGTAAAGCTAGAATCTAGTGTATTTGAACTCATACCTTTCATTCTCAATCCGGCAGATGTTCCTGCTGGAGTTATATATGAGAACTGAGGAATTACAACGCTGTAGGTTACTGAATCAACGGATACCAAATTAGCCTTTGCACCGCTTTCAGCGCCAATTAATAGGGCATTGGCAGAACCAGTAACTACATTTCCAAATCCAACAGTACTGTTTGCAGTGCTTTGTGATGAATAAAGCAGATTTTGAGAAGCAGCTACACGAGATACATAACCAAATAGATTACCGTTTGATGCAACATATCCTATAGAACAGTTAGGATCAGTAAATGATAGTGGTGCATTTAATACTATATGTGTGGTATTTGGTATTGATGTAATATATCGAACATCTGTTACGCTACCAGTATTAGAAGTGATATATACATACCCAGTATTTGATCCTGAAAACAAACTAACAGCATTTGGTGAAGCATTATTATATACACCAACAGCATTAGCAGTATTATTACCACTAGCATTTGAAGTCATTACAACAGTGCCATTGGATACATATAATTTTTCACCGATTTTGAAATCACCATAAAAATTATTTGCAGTGAAAAATTCATCGTTTGAATTATTATATGTAATGGTAGCTGATGTTGAACTAAATTCAAGAAGATGAACAATAAATTTGATATCTTCTTTTTGATATGGTGTCCAAATAGTATTTGTTGATGAAGTAAATAATACACCAGTACCATTATTTACGTAAATTGGTGTATTAGTTAGAACATCAGTTTGTCCAATTTCACCAACCCAAATAGTATAACCGTCATTATTACCAACTGGCATTACAACAAAGCAATATTCCTCGCCAGTTTGTAAAAATACAGGTGAATCAAATTCAAATGTTGTTGCGGTTAATGAATTTGTACTCGTATTTACTTGTGCTGATGTTAGGATCTTTCTACCAAATGGAACAATTTTTGTAGTAGGCGAACCATTATCCATATATCTTATTTGTAATTCAACACCAAGAGTTGGATGCTTGGTTTTAAAGAATACATCAATTTTCTTAATAAAGATACCAGAATTGTCTGTACCATCATCCACAAAGAAAGATTGAGCAATTGGATCAACTCTTGGTGCTGGTGGTGGTGTGAGTCGTGCGGGTGTTGTAGGTGGCGGAATAACAGATGTTGTAGTGGTACTAGACACTAATCTAGATGAAATAATGGTATTTGATACGTTAATACTAGTTACAGCAACTTGAGGCAGACGAGTATTTAAACCATATCTAGCTTTAGTAATGCTAATATTGCTAGCGGTGTAACTACCTGCAGCCTGTGATGTTATTGTTGCTGAATCTGTTGTAAGATTAGAAGCATCGGCTAATCTAAAGATTCTATCACCGACTTTGAATGTTCTTGCAGGAATATCAAATATACCATAAATGAAACCATTATTATCACTAGTTAATGTACTTCCTATAGAACCAGATGTTACAAAACTAGATGTAGTTGGAGTGCAATATTGAGAAACTGCAACACCATCAAAGAAAGGATACATAATTGTATTTGGTTTCAGACCAGACGCAGTAAATCTTACTCTTCTGGGTCTCATGTATAACTGAATTGATACGTCTTGAACCAATTCACCAAAATTGAATGAATTAGTAACAGTAGAAGCACTGAAATCAAGATCTGTTCTATTAGTAGTGGTAATATTTGTTGCTGTTATATTACGTGTATCGGTTATGGTTCTACCACCATCAGCATTATTATTAACTGATGAATTTAAACTAGTAGAAAGAGCAGTAGTTGTGCTTAATATTCTTTCTGTGCCGATTAAATTAGGCATAGAATTTACCAATGTGGTTATACCAGAAAGATCAATATTACCAACAATATCTGGCTTAGTATCTACGTCAACACCAGCATCGCCTGGTGGATCAAGAGTAATATTACCATTCCAAACATAAATGATATTTTCAACACAATTTCTTACCTTACTAGCAAAGGTTTGCTGTATGTAAGGAACAGAATTAGCATTGATATGAATAATGCTGCCTGTCTTGGTAACATTAGTACTATTTGATTGGTTAAAATCTAAATCAATAAAATTTCTATTAATTGTAGGTGCTAATTCTTGCACCTTATAATCAATAGCAGCCTTAAATTCTGGATTACTGGTATCGCCTACACTAAACCCTTTGAATTGATCCACAATGAAACCATTCTTGAATCGTTCTGAACCAGCATCATCTTTAATAATAAGTGATCTAGCTGATGCTTCAAGTAATGATAATGTTGTATAATATTCAAGTCGTGAGAATTTTTGATCAAGAACACCAATATCACGCATGGTGTATCTTCTGTATTGTTGAAGATCTACAGTTACACCATAATCTTGTCTATTAAATGTTCTTACATCTTCTTGTGATAATGATGGATATGGTGGAATAGATAAAACACCTAAAGTCATTGTACCATCTAAATCACGTGGTGTAGTAGGTAGTGTTGATGATACACCTTCAAGAACATTTATCTTTCCTTCTGGGGAAAGAGCTATTTTGTCTTTTCTACCAAGATAGTATGAAAATGCAGTATTGAAATTAGAGTCTGATTTAATACTGTAAGCACCATTACTAGAAAATCTCAATACAATATCAGTATTTGGATTAACAGTAGCATTAGCTATAATTGTTGTATTAGCTGCTGTATTAGTTGCATATGGGCGGAAATCAATACAATCACGAAGATCATACGCAATGCCAGTTTCAGATGTAAATATTGGTATTTGAGCAGTTTGTATAGCAGATATATTTGATGTATTTGAATCATCAATTGGATAAGAATTAATAGAGAAGTAACCAACACCAGCAGAATAATCAGCATCAAGATAATCTACTTCAATTAAAAGTAAATCATTTACACCAATAGTATGACCAGTACCAGATTTCAAAGATAGTGATGCTAATCCATAATGTCCGTCTCTTTGCCCTGTATCTAGAACAAATTTTTCCATATAATTTGGATTAGTATTAGCATAGGTATTACCTTGATATACACCTCTAATTTTTATAACATCAGCAAAACCAAGAGACCATGGTCCAGTAGTTTTATTTGGATGAGTATTAGCAGCAATCTTTACAAATCTATTCTTGTTTACTACTTTAGCAGCTTGTGTAGATTGATTACGGAATACATCATAATAAATTGTTGCAGAAAATGTACTAGTAAGACTTGTACCAAGATTTAATGTACCAGTAGAACCATCAACTGAAATAGATATATTTGCTGAATCTTCTCTAGCAAAACTGATAGGAACGCCAGCAGGAAAATAACGTGAAATACCATTAGTGGATAGTGATGCAGAGAAATTATTGGAAACAGTCATAAATGTAGAATTTGTGATTGCAGTTACACGATTTGTTTGATAAACCGATGTATTACCAATATAAATCCAATCGCCAATTACATATTCTGTATTAAATGATGTACTAGTACCAGTAACATTTGATTGCCCAGATGTTATTGTTGCAGTACCAGTAGTATTTACAGCTCTTGTAGATGTATCTGGCACAACCACAAATCTAGATTCATTACTTTCAGATAATGCACCTGTTGTTGCAATTGTATCAGTTCCACCAGCATGAGAAGAAGGTGGTGTAATTGTTGCAGTACCATTAGCTTGAAATACTCTTGATGTACTAGTTCTATATGTAAATGATGATGCAGTTGTATTAATAGTATTTACTGCATTTCTACCTAATTTGAACACCATATCACTGCTTGCAGTTTCACGTAATATTGCTTCACCACTAACTAATACAGGATCAGCAAACGCTTTTACTGCACTACCATCAGTTGCATAAATGACACGAGTATCAGCAAATGAATAGTTACCAGATGTAATCTTTATATCAAACAGATACATCTTATATTGAGCAGATGGAGTGCCTGGTGTTCCACTATAGTATTCTATACTTCTTATTTTAGCTGTGCCAATTTTAGTTGTTGGCGCAGATGCACTGCCATAGTCGTTATTACTAACATGTGCAGAACCAGCATTAGCATTGTAGTATAATTCTACTTCATCCAAATATTTGATATCAAATGGTCCGCATAGTTCACTAACATAAACATAATTTCCATAATTTGCTGTTATAATTTGATTTGGGAAATATGATGTATCAATACCTTTGCGTATTGATATTCTATTTTTATCTGAAAATTCTACTCTGTATCCTTGGACATATCCAAGACCTTTATCTACTTCAAGAACCAAATTATTAGAATTTGTAGTATTTGATGCTACTGACAATTCGAATGGATCAACAATGTAATTGCCACTTTCTTCAAATGTTCTTCTTGCCATTTCAGTACCAATCCTAGAATATTGTGGATCGGTATAAACAATTGCAGGAACACCACCCTTGAAATTAACAAGAGAGAAGAAATTATTTGTATTTGAAGTAGCCGAAGTTGTAGAAGTATTTTCACTTACTCTAGAAACTAGAGAAGCTGTTAATTTCAGTCTACTAGCGCCAGGTGCATTATAGTTAGGTGCACCGATAGCATTATCATACAAAGATTCATCAGAATCGGATGTAATTATAGATTCAATTAAATCAAACCCAATTGCTAGATCATCTGGTGTAGTGTCATATTTTGAAACAATAGCTGTTTGTGGAACAACCTTAACAAAGAACCCATCTTTAAAAATTACACCGTCATTAACAGAAACGGCGTAACCTTTACCAATTGGATTGTATGATGATGTGGCAACAAAAACGTTAGCAATATTGACATCATCTGTTGTTCTTACAAACACACTTTCGGATGGATCAAATGTTTTTTGTTGAACACCGTTTGCATATAAAGCAGAATTTAAATATCTAACATAGATAGTATTTAAATCAGGGTCATTTGCTTCTAGACCAGGAACAGAATTTACTATAATAGCTTGTAAATTTGCAGCATTTACTAATTTA